TTTAATCAACCTGTTTAGCCTCTTCTATTGTGCTTTGTACTCCTGTATTTTCCTCAATATTTTGAGTCATAACCTCTATTCTATCTGTTCCGTCATAAACAAAACCAACAACTCTGTTTTTACCTGAAGACTCCTTGCTCTCTACAAAATCTTTAAGACCCTTTAAGTTTATATAATTACCTCCCTGAGCACTTCCAGAAGCCTTCATGTCTATACAAACTCTATATTTACTATTTTCATCTATAGTTTCTACTTTATTGTCTATTTTATCTAAACTATTCTTTGTCATTTTCTTTTTCTTTTTCTTTTTGATTTAATATATAGTTGTATTTATTTAAACAACTAGCGTGAACATGTTTACCGTCATTTGCTTTACGCCAACCACAAGGACATCCAGAAAGGACTACACCACACTGAGGACAATGAGGTTTATTGTTAGTGGAATCCTTAGACATTTTCTTCTTTTATTTTCTCTAATTCAAATTCTAAATGAGCTATAGCTTTAGTTAAGCAATCTACAGGTGTGTCGTGCTTATGGTATGCCCGTAATATGTATGTTGTTGCTGTAGCTAAGTGATATGGAAGTTCAAAGTTATCACAAACTTTACGAGCTTCATATCCATTTTTCCCTTTATAGTAATCTGGAACTCTATTATTTTTTATACCTAATTCCTCTTTAGACATTTTCATTTTTGGATTCACATTGTTTTTTATATTGTCAAGTGTGCTCGTTGGAGTCCATCCATTTCTACCTTCTTCATAGTAATATTTATTATGCTTAGTAGTTTGTTTCGCCATGTTGTCCTTTAATTATTATGTTTTTAACCTCAACTTCAATATCCTCCTCTCTCTTTTTTATTTGCCTAAATATACTTCTCTTAATGTATTCATATATCTCATTGTCATCTCTTGATAGTGCAAACGTATCTATTTTTCCTTTTTTTATTTGAGTTTTGCTATAGTTTCCTCTTCTTTTATTTCTATATTCAAAATCAACTATTACCCTGTATATCGGCTTGCCCATTTATATTATCTAATAATTGTTGAGGAGTATATATAGGAAGTTTATCATTATATACTTTGTAAATGCAAGTGAAATTTTCATCTTTAATTGAATCACCCTTCTCCCAAGTCCATAATGTATTTAAGTTTTGACTAATCTGTTTATTTAAAACCCATTTAATTGTCTTGTAATTTTTTTGTATATCCATAATTTATTTAGTATATATTATAACTGTTTCTACATTACAATCCTCATTAGGACAAGATAAATTACTAACAATACCCTCCTCTTCAATACCATAATCTTCATAATCATGGTCTCCTCCCCATATTAATTCTTCTTCACAATTTGGACATTTCATTTTTTTGTTTTTAGTTTTAATTTTAACGCATCTCTTCTTGACATCAACCTAGATTTAACCTCATCTGTTTTAGCTCTTTTTAATCTCTTATCTATATAGTTTATCTCATCAAGATAAGATATTTTTATTTTATTCCTTCCGTTCCTTTTGCTCATATTTATCTAAATTATTTAACAACTCTTCATTTTCACTGCCTTTATTGTTTATGTAGTTATTAAATGCTAACGCTATAATTATTGTTATAAAAACCGCAAGAACTGCACTCATTTATTTTTTACTTTATCCATTATTTTTTTCAACCTACTTTCTATAGCTCCATCTACACTTGAGTCATAAGTACCCCAATCTCCTGGCCAAACCTTAATACCCTTTAATCTTCTTTTTGTTTTGGCATTATCCTCTGCTCTACGTTTTTTGTAATCTTCATAAGATTCCCCTTCATTTCTTTTCATAATACAACAAATAATATATTAATTATTATGATTTATAGTATGGTTTTTTGAACATCCCTTTGTAAATAAGATTTATTATCTAATGGTTCTCCCAACTCACTATACCTACCATTTTGCAAATTATATTTAAACTGAGCTTCACCTAACTCCCCTATATGCCTAAATTTAACTTTCTGAACATAAACACTTGTCAATTCGTTTTTAAAATCCCTATAAACAGTTATACCGTTATCTACTTGATTGTAAAAATTAGCACTTCCTGCAACATCATATAGTGTTGGTATTTCATATTGCCCATTATCTTGTTTCTGCATTTTTCTTGGATGTGCTACCAGGAATATATGTATGTCATATTTCTGTTTAAATATAGTTAGCCTAGTTAAAAATTTATTTATGTAATTAGTTTCGTTTTCACCACTTATATTGGCATTTATTTTATTATAAGGGTCTATTATCAAAGCGTTAATACCATGCCTTCTGATTAATCCTTTAGCTGTTTCAAGTATTGAATCTATAGTATAAATATCCCCATCAGGTCTAATCCAATGATAGTGTTCTGAAATAAAATCTTTTGCACTTTTTAAATCTGTTTTACTCATCCTATTGTATCTTGTTATTTTCCTAAATGATTTGCCAATTAATTTCTCAGATAAAACAGAGAAGTGTAATTGCATAGGATAATGCTCAGGGCTAAACACTCCAAACTTCCATCCATGCTGACTAGATAACCTTAAAGCAATATGCTCTAAGAAATTACTTTTACCATGCGTAGGAACTCCTGTGACTACTGTTAGTTGAGATGTAGTAAAACTAAAAAGGTTGTCAAAGATATTGTGCCCTACAGTTAGTCCTCTTTGTAATCCATCTTCATATAGTTGGTCAATATCCATATTAAAGTCACGAACACTAATAACTCCTTCTAGTGGATAAACTTGAGCATCAGTTATACATTCTTTAACAACTCCTTTGTTGTGTTTTACTAACACATCATTTATATCCTTACACCCTTCAGGGTATAAAACTCTATAACATATATCTCTGCCTATTCTTCTTGACAATTCATCTTGAAGTTTTCTTCCTGGCTCATCATCATCAACAGCAAGATAGACTCTCTCTAAGTTATCAGGGAAATCTTTTAGATATTCCATTTTTAAATTACTAGCACCATTAGGAACTGAAACACAATTTTTAAATCCTGCCTCATAAAAAGCTAATTTATCCATCTCTCCCTCTACTACTATAACATCTTTTTTGCCAAGTAAATCATCCAATCCATACATTACTCTTTCAGCATCCTTTACTAATTTAAAATTCTTAGCCCCATCTCTATATTTTATATTAATTAACTGACTGTTTCTATAATATTTAAACTGAATTGTCGTTACCTCTTTATTTAATTGTGGCATATATTCTTTGCCTTCTCCAATCCTATTATCAATTATTGTTTGTTTAGATATACCTCTTCCTTTAAACCAAGAAATTAATTTTTCAGAATATTTATTGGTTTCAATTAATTTAGGTATAACATAATCTTTTTCTTTCATATAGTTGTTTTCTTTTTTTAGTCCTCCTGTCCAACCACAGTTGTGGCAATTCCATACTCCCTCATCTATATTTACAGATAAACAAGGGTCTGTTTTCTTTTTTCTATCATGAGAACATTTAGGGCATTTTGTTTTTACTTGCCCTGAATTTCTTTTAATTATTATGCCGTATTCGTGAAAACTCATTAAAATACCATTCCATCATATTTACCACCCTTTATCTTCCCATCATTTGAGGATTTTTGTGTGATTTCATCATCCCAACAACCTTGATTTAACCAAGTTCCTGGATGCTTCTTAAAACTTAAATCTGTTATAGAATCTGAATATTCTTTAGCGGCAACTACACATTTCTTACAAATATCTAAACTTAAATTCATGAATTTTTCAAGACATAACTTTCTGCTTTTCTTAAAGTTATATGCCTCCCAAAACTTTTCAAACAAAACCTCTTTTTCCTTCTTAACATTACTCTTATTGCTCTTTATATTCTTCTTTTTATTATTCTTCTTAGTATTATAGTAATCATTTTTGACTACCCCCCCTAACGATTTTTGATTAGGGGGTTTGATGTTTTTGACTGCCCCCATTTCTTTAATTCTAATTAATCTCCTTTCAACATTATTACCATCTCTAATCATTGTTATTTTTATAAAATTAAAGTTTAAAAGATTATTTATAGACCTGCTAATTGTTCCTTTAGACCTACCATATAAATTTGAAAAATAATGGTTAGTAGCCCAGCAATATCCTTTGTAATTTGTTAGGCAAGTAATTTCACCATACATCAGCTTGTCTAATGAAGCTAGTTCTTTTGAGTACCTTACGCTAGCTGGTATTACTGCGTAGTAGTTTGGGTTATCTGTACTAGTATGCTTCATAATTATCATCTTCATATTTATTTAATAATGATTCTAATTGTTTTGTTTTAGAGTCAAGTTCTTTTTCAAGGTATTTAATAGAATGGTAGTTTGAAGAAAACATCCACAAAGCACCAAACAAAGAACCTACACTAAAAGATATAAATATCATTGTTAAGTGATTTATTGACTCCATAGTTAGCATATTTTTGTATTGTTTAATTTATACTTACCAAAACTAACTTTCTCTCCAAACCTATTAAGACTGCTTATCATTTCTGAATCTATATCATAACCATCTTCTTTTAGATTAAAAATAACTGCCGCTAATCTCATTATACCATAATCTCTAAAGGCATCTAATGGCGTTATAGTGCCATATTGATTTAGATGTCTCATTACTTTTTGTTTTTGATTTAATTTCATTTTTTTTGTTTTAAGATTTATAAAAAAGGGAGGGGGGAATTGTAATTATCCACAAAGTATAACCGCTAAATTATTAATTATGATTACTAACCCCCCAACCTATATTGTTTAAGATGGCCAAATAACCACCATATTAAAATGGCAAGTCATCATCACCAGCTTTAGTCTTAGGTGCTGAGTTTTGTTTAGTAGGCTTCCATGGGTCTACATAAGCATAGTGTGTTACTCCTGCATCAGAAGGTTCTTTTCTTCTAGCTACCACTAAATTAACCCAACCGTTATCATCAAGTTCTTTTAGTTGTCTTGTTAGTTCTTCAACCCTTAAACTTACTTTAAGTTGAGACCCACCATTATCAAATGTTTTTTCTTTGATAATCATTCCGTTTACATACTGTTTTTCTGTCATTTTGTTATTGTTTTTGATTAATATTTAATTTTTGTTTTTCTTGTTCTTTTAATATGTCAAGCTGTATTTGAAACTGAATCATTTGTTCTTCTAATATTTGTATTTTAGCACCCCTGAACCCAACAATATATTCTTGTCTTATTTTTAAATACATTGTTCTGTAATCCTGGAAGTACCTGTAATTTTTATCATGGTCTTTAACATATTTCAATACAGAAGCATGATTCCTGCCTAACAATTTTCCTGCCCTGACGGCTGTGCTACCAACTTCAGTCCTTAACATATAACCCAAAATATATCTTGGTATTGCTATTCTAGTAACCCTACAATTGCCTCTAATCAATTCTCTACTTACATTAGAAACATCTTCTACTATTTTAGTTAGAGCTTCTTCTTGGCTATTCAAATATAATTCATTTTTATTTGTCATATATATCCCTTTCATCACTAAGTTTTTTTGCTTTAATTAATATATTTTTTTGATTTTCTTTGTCTAAATTTTCTGAAACATAATAAAGGGCAGCTAAAAATCTTTTCTTTTCTGTTTTATAATGTGAAAACATTGGTATATCGTTATCTAAAACCCTTGTAATTCCTAGGCCAACATCCTTAAAACATAATTCCAAATATTTAGTTCTTACAGTTGAGTAATGCACCCTTTCCCCTAATAAACCCAAGGCATCCCATTGGTTTTGTTCATAATAAAATATAGGCCTATCACTATATACCTCATTTGGTATTGCATTTAAAAATTGAATATAATGTTTTATAGATATGCCGTTTGAATCTATAGGTATTATAATATTTCTATATTTTTTTGTTAAGCTATATATCTTTCTTATTTTTTCTAACTCACTCAAAGACTCCTTTTTTCTGCATAATTTTATATTGTTCTTTAGGGTCTCTAGGGATGTTGTTCTCGTAGAGAATTTTGATAATTTTGTCCGCATCTTCATAAGTTAATTCATTAAAATTTAGGTTTTGATATAAATAATTAGCAGCAGATGTAATTAATAACCCTTCAATAGTTCCTATTTGCCAACCATTACAAGGTTCATCTTTAAGAATATCATCTATCCAATCATTATCGCTTGAAGTTATCACTCTCATCTTCACCGTAAATTCCTAATTCATACAGACCACTTAGCATAAGTACAATTCTACTTTTTGCTCTCTTCTCGGCCATAGCAACAGGATAAGCGTTTTTATTATTTTTAGGAGTAGCCTCTCCAAAAGTTTGAATTATTTTATCACCTCTCTTGCCTAATGCTTTTATTAAGCAATGAGAATGGTCTTCTGATAAATTTACTAATTCATACTGAATCTCAATTCCAGAGTTGGCCATAATCTTGTCTACGCCTTGTCTAGTTATGATGGTATAATGAGCATGCTTAAATACATCTTCTTTAACTAAGTTGTTTTCAGTGAACAATCTTCTTAGTGTTTCTTTTTGAGTCTCCCCACTACTTTGTTTTTCTGACATTTGTTTGTTTTTTAGTTTTATTATTTGTTTTATTTTGTGATGTTACAGTGTATAGTTCATGAAAAAGTTTCTCTGTACCCATGTACTCTGCTATCTTATACATTTCATGATAATACGTTTCAAAATCATTCTGCTCTTGTTGGTGTTGAGCAAACACTTCTTTCATTTTTCCCATTTAAAAAATTTTAGTTAATATTAATTTATCTATCATCTCTCATCATTTCTTGATGATTCTCTTTTTGTATTGCTTCATACTCATAATCCTCAATCTCATCACAAATCTCTCCACACTCTTGACAGCACATTTCATCTCTATCTGTGTGTTCTTTACATTCTCCGCATATATCAGTTTCTCCCCACATACTAGCACCACAACAGGTACTTACATCTCCTTCTCCAATCTCTGCTCCACAACAGGAACTCACCATATTATATCCAAACCCATCATCTATAGGATTACTTAATTTCCAATTATCGTAATTCATATATTAAAAGTTTACTGTTATTGTTTTAGTTTTTAAATCAACATATACACTTTGAGGACAAATCCCACCACCGAAACTCATTCCACTATCATCTGTATCAATGTGCCATCCCATATCATCAGAATCAATATCTATTCTGTCTTCATCTAAAACAGATTCATCATTTTTATATATAACTCCAGTAATTTTAGTGGCATGAACACCAATATCCTTAACACCCCATTCTCTCATTTCTGTATAGAACTCCCATTCTATACTAAAAGCCCCTTCCATATCTTCCCCTCCATACACAGAGACACTATATCCTGATAGTTTTGTAGTAAAATTCATATTGTTTTTTTTAGTTAAATCCATATTAATTATAGCAATATAACGACAAATATTTTAGACTACCAAATTATTTTTACTTTTTATTCCATAAGTTTCCACACTACATTAGATTTTATCCTTTATATTGTAGTTATGAATTGGTATAATATAAAAAATGTTGCCGAAAGTAATATTACTGAGGTAATGATATATGATGAGATTGGTATGTATGGGGTAGATGCCAAGTCTTTTATTGATGATGTTAAAAATCTACCTAACGACACATCTGTTCTGTTAAGGATAAATTCGCCTGGGGGTTCTGTTATAGATGGTTTGGCTATCTATGATGCTGTAAGCAGACTACCACAAAAGGTTACTTCTCGTATAGAGGGTATTGCTGCGTCTATGGCTAGTGTTATTGCACTTGCTGCTGATGAAGTAATTATGAGTGAAAACTCACTTTATATGATACACAATGTTTGGGGAGGAGAAGTAGGAGATTCAGATGATTTACGCAAGGCTGCTGACCTGATGGATAAAATGGGTGAGAGGCTAGTTAATATATATGTGTCAAAAAGTGGGCAAACTGAGGAGCAAATCCGTTCTTGGATGGATGAAGAAACTTGGTTTAATAGTTCTGAGGCAGTTGAAGCTGGTTTTGTAAACTTAGTTGAAGAACCTATTAAGATGGCTGCTAAATTTGACATTAACAAGTACGACTACAAGAACAAGAGTATTGTAGAAAATCTATTTAATAATAATAAAAAAGAAAATCAAATGGAAAAAGAATTTGAAAATTTAAAATCTTTTATTTCTGAAATGTTTAATAAAACAACAGAAGCAAAAGAAGTAAAAATTCTTGACAACGAAGAAGTGTCTGAGAAAATGAGTGCTATAGAAGAGTCTATTGAAGAGTCTAACAAAGCAATCGTTGAATTAAACGGTTCAATAGTTGAAAAGGATGGTTACATTGCAACACTAGAAGCAGAGATTGCTACTTATAAAGTTGCTAAAATGGAGGGAACTCCAAGTGATGTAGTGCCTAGCAAAGACCCTAACCCAACTCCAGAAGCTAAATCAGAATCTGCTTGGGATGTTTATGCTAATAACATTGCAAATGACAAGAAGATTTACTTCAGAAATTAATAATAATAATAAATAAAAAATAAAATAAAATGGCAAATGTAATTAATAGTGGTTTAACTTGGTCACAAGAAGATGCTCAAAAGTATTTCTTAGAACCTTTATTCTACGAAAACGACCACCTTAAAGGTATGGACGTTATAACAGATGTATCTGGAGGTTCTATTAAATTAGATAGATACACTTCAATTAAACAAATCACAAAATCAATAAACGAGGCATGTTTCTCTGCTGAAACTGACCAATCTGCAAACAGCAATATAACATTAACTTTAAGTAGATTAGAAGTTGAGCACGCACAACAAGCTCACGCTTTATTCTCTCATGTTAAATCTCAATTACTTAACAGAGGAATTAACAGAGCTGATATGACTGGTACTATATTTCAAGAAATTGTTTCTGAAATTGTAATGCAAGGAATAATGAGAGATTTCTCTACAATCTTATGGTTTGGAGATACTGCTAATGGTTCAGGGGGAACACCACAAAAACTTGCTAATGGAGTTTGGAAGACATTAGATTTAGCAAAAGCAGCAGGAGATTTACCAGCAGGTCAATGTTTATTGCAAGGAGGTACAGCGACTATCACTCACTTAGAGGCTATGTTAGCTGCTCGTTCTACTGAATTAGCTACTGCTGATAATCAAATCATTTACTGTTCAAGAGCTTTTGCTGATTCTTATGCAAAAGAATTAAGAGCAAGTAATGGTTCTCATACAGCAGCTTATGCTGATTTACAAAATGGAGTTGGTAGTTTAATGTTCAACGGAGTTAAATTAGAAGTTAAAAATTCTTGGGATGTTGATATTGCAACTTATCATGCTGATTTATCAAACATGGCAACAGGAAATGCTCCTAACAGTGCTGATGATACTAAATGTGCTATCTGGACTGCTGAAAACAACATTACTGTTGGAACTGATTTCCAAGCACAAGATGTTGATATGTGGTATAATAAAGACTGTAAAGAAAATAGATTCAGAATGTTATACTCTATGGGTGTTGGTGTAAAAGAGCCTGGAATGGTTGTTACATCTTTGAATGATTAATAACAATTAATATATCTTAGGGGGGTGTCAAAACCCCCTAAAGATTAACAAATAAAAAAATAAAATAAAATGGCTTTAACAAAAGGACACGCAATTGAATGTTGCGACAGAAACCGTAGAGGTGGATTAAAACGAATCTGGCTAATGGAGCAGGGTGGATTAGGAAGTGTAGACTATGCTGCTGCTGGTACAGGCCCTGGAACTGACGCTGCTGGAGGTGAATTTAAAGAGTTCGTTGGTTCAACATGGTATGAATTTGAATTTGACAGAGGGACTGCTGGTTTCACTGCAAATGCAACAAGAGAGAATGGTTCTACTCTTGTAAATGTAGAATTAGAATTTTATATTCCTAAAATTACTGAAGAAATTAATGGACAATTAAGACAATTAACTGAATCTTGTGGGGTTTACGCTATATGTGAATCTTATGCTGATGACTGTGATGCTACTGCTCCAGAAACTTACTTCTTTATATTAGGATATGACAAAGTATTTGAGAAGAAAGCATATTTAGAATTTGCTTCTGGTGAGCAATCAACAGGTAAGGGACTTCAAGAAGCTAATGGTACGCTTATTAAACTAGCTGGTATTCACGCTGAATACCCAAGAGAGGCTATCATTGTTATATCAGCCGCTAACACAGACCCAGGAAACACTGGTTACATTGATATGTATCAAGCAGTAACAGGTGTTACAAAGGCTTGGATAACGGCATAGTAATTAATTTTTTATAAGAAAAGGGGTGAGATATTCCCCTTTTCTTTTATCTTTACAAAAAAAACCATGAATTTTAAATTTAATAAAGAATATTTTTTGTCTAATGATGATGATTCTCATAAGCATGGAAGGCATACTATTCATGTCTCTTTTGACTCAAACTTTGGCAGAAAGGTTTTATCTATCTTATATAACGCAGGCAAACCTTATGTTACATTAGAAGATGATAATGTTGAACCAGCTAAAGAAGCTGTCAAGGTATCTAAACCAAAAACAAAATCAAAGAAAAAAGCTAAAATAGATGAGCCGAAAGAATCAGAACCAACAATTAAAGACACCGAATCAAACGAAGAAGAGTCCTAAGATATTAGGATATTCTTTTTCTAAAGATGTATCTAAAGAAGCACCAAAAGAACCTAACTTATCTACTACTTTAAGAGATGAGTGGATTCCTTTTGGGGTTAATAACTTATTTCCACAAGAATTATCTGAACTTTCAAGGTCAGCGTCTACTCATAGGGCAATACTTAGCACTAAGACAACATTTAGTATAGGGGAAGGTTTAACAACAAAAAACAAAGCTCTAGCTTCATTGCTTGAGGATGTTAATATTTATGGCGAGTCTATGGATGATGTTGCCAGAAAAGTTATATCAGATTACTGGAAGTTAGGTAATGGTTATATGGAGGTTGTTGTAGGGCAAGGCTACCTAAACTTCTTCCATCAAGACGGTACTACAGCTAGAATACACAAAAAAGGAAAACACATATTATTACATCCAGATTGGGAAAATGCAAGAAGATTTCCTGATGAAATGAGAAAAGTACCTATATATCCTGACTTTAAAAAAGAGGATAACGGTAATGTATATCGTACAATGATTCATTTCTCTGACTATGAGAGTACATATTATTATTATGGCATGCCTGATTACTGTGCTGCTTTAGACCATATAAAGATAGCAAATCAGATAGGAGTATACAATCTTACTCGCTTCAAAAATGGATTTATGCCTAGTGCAATCGTTGAATTGAACGCTGATATGGGTGAAGATGAAGCTCAAGACTTTATAGATGATGCTGTAGAAAAATTAACTGGAGCAGGAGATAACTCAAAAATATTATTCATTGCTAAGAATGGTGATGGAGAAGCAACAAATGTTAATGTAATTAACGATACAAGTGATGGTTCTTTTATGGAACTACAAAAAATCACAAATGATAATATAATATCAGCACACAGATGGAATCCTGCATTATCAGGGATTCAGGTGGCAGGACAGTTGGGGAATAATCAACAAATACTTACTGCTTATGATATAGCAATGAGTACAGTAATTAAAGAACCTCAAAATATGTTCTTAAAGATATTAAAAAAGA